AAATTAGCATTGAATTTACCTCTAATCGCATTACGCCTAATAGCGAGAGCAAAAGCTTGCAAAACAGGCACACCTAGATTCAGCACTAACTCACAAGTGCCAATCGAGTAAAGCAAATTACGCCTACCCGCAGGGTCACCAAAGTAGCGCACACCTGAAAGAGCGCAACTTAATACCTTGTGCGGGTTACGTACGAATTTAAAGCCTCCGGCTGCGTGGATGATCTTACTTTGACAGAACTCAATTGAGTGCAACTCATAAGACACTGACTCTACCTTGACATTCATTCCGAATTCAAGGAAAGCAGGCTTAACATCGCGAAGGAATCTTTCCAAATCCTTCCTCTCAATGATCACAAGTACATCATCACCATCATCAGCACAATCCCACTTGGAGCACCAAACCATAAACGCAATCAACATGATCAACATGATAATGCAATTACCCAATGCAGTATTCATGTCACCACTCATTCGCTTACCCTTGGTCTTATACTTGATCCCTCGTGTACTGAAACACTTGTTTCGGAGTTGAGCCTTCAACAACCTAACAAATTCAGGACTTGGGTTACTACAAGCATAAACTGAAAACTCCGCTTTCAACAAATCGGTGTTCACGTGTTTGTCAAATCTACTGGCGTCTAGACTAATGATAACTGGGTCAACAAATGCCCCCAGCTTCTCCCTAATCAAAGCAGCTCGCTCAACTTGATTCAAACCTTTCACGACGTTCCTAGTTTGGGGAACGCCACGAGAAACGCCTTTTATCCGATACAAGTGTTCTTCAATAGGTTTGAGAAACCTACTGACCTCCACGCAGTACTTCGGATCACGAAACTGAATCATCCGGGGATCCGGATTGGGTTTGCTGACCCCATCAGTTCGCTCCGCCTTAACAAAGGCCTTCACAACACTGTGTCGCTTAAGATCAAAGCCATGCTGCATGATACTGTTAGTGGCATCCAAGTAACGCGTAGCCTTGCGTCCTGAATACCTCTTAGGCATCTCGTAGTAATCTTCTTCAACAGTTTGTGGCAACAACCTGCCTAACTTCATGGCAGCCTGCTTAATGCTAGCTACACCAGATGGAGTCGGTAACGGTACCACTCCGCACACTCGGTTGTTAATTGCTACAAGTTGATTATGTAAGCAATCATGGTGCACGAAGGGCGCATAAACACCTGGCACTTCCGGAAGAGCTATGCGTACTAGCTTCCGGGTGTGTTGGCAACCGTCGTCAGCAGGTACAAAGTCAATACTGCAACCCTCACTCAGAGGTTCGCGAGTCTTTCCTTCGCAACAAACTGCTGGAACGATTGCCGGACCTTTTCACGATCTGGGCAACACTCGTCCATTGCTAAAGATGCCACGAGATGACATATCAGCAATGTTCAAGCGTTCCCAAACGTAACCCCAGCTCAAGGTATTTTGAGCTTGGTCGTCGGCGATTGTGAAGCACATAGCAGCTAAACAGCATTTAGATGCTTGTTCCAACTTTACCTGCGGTGACCACTTAGGCCTGTTCTTGCTCATCCAAGCTTCTGCTCTGCGCTTCAATTCCACCATCTTGCGATCATCTCGCCTGGTGTACATGACAGCCATGAACATAGTTGACAGCAATTCAGGGTCTGCTTTCAATTCGGTCGCTTGTCTCTTGACAACAACTTCCAAATCTTCGGCAACAACTGCTTTCCTAACGTACTCACGGTAAAAGTCTACAATGGCTCTAATTACAACTGGAACACCAA